GCATTATTTTATCAAAGATTTATTGACAATGAACAAATCACACTCTTTTCTCCTCATGACGTTCCTAACCTTTTTGACAGTTTTGGGTCTCCAGAGTTTGATGAACTATATCGAACTTACGAGGCTGATGAATCTATCCCTAAGACTACTATAGGTGCACAAGAATTAATACTTGAATTATTAAAAGAAAGAGCAGAGACTGGTCGTATCTACATCATGAATATTGACCATTGTAATAGTCACTCCTCATTTAAAGATAAAGTTACGATGAGTAATCTTTGTCAGGAGATAACTTTACCAACATATCCACTCCAACATATCGATGATCATCTCGGTGAGATTGCACTTTGTATTCTATCAGCGATTAATGTAGGTAAGGTTCAATCTGATAAAGAATTAGAGGACTTATGTGACCTTTCAGTCCGTGCATTGGATGAGTTGATCGACTATCAAGAGTACCCTGTAAAGGCAGCAGAAACCGCTACAAGAGCGAGAAGATCACTTGGTATAGGTTTCATAGGTCTTGCACATTATTTGGCAAAATTAGGATTCAAATATAATTCTAAAGAGGCATGGGATGCAGTTCATAAATTATCAGAATCTTTTCAATATTATCTACTCAAAGCGTCAAATAATCTAGCAAAAGAGAAGGGTTATTGCGAAAACTTTGGTCGTACAAAGTATGCTGATGGAATTCTTCCGATTGATACATATAAGAAGAACGTGGACGAAATCAGCAATCCTGACTATCAACATGATTGGGAATCTCTTAGAGCATCTATCTTGGAACATGGCCTTAGGCACTCAACATTGTCCGCACAGATGCCATCGGAGAGCAGTTCCGTTGTGTCAAACGCAACAAATGGAATCGAACCTCCTAGAGACTACCTGTCCGTTAAAAAATCAAAGAAAGGGCCTCTTAAGCAGGTGGTTCCATCTTATGGAAGCCTGAAAAACAACTACACCCTTCTTTGGGATATGCCTGATAACACTGGATATATTAACGTAGTCGCTGTAATGCAGAAATTTTTCGATCAAGCAATCTCTGGGAACTGGTCATACAACCCAGAGCACTTTGACGACTCTGAAGTTCCTGTATCAGTGATGGCACAAGACCTTTTAACCACATATAAGTATGGTTGGAAGACATCATATTATCAAAACACTAACGATATGAAGAGTGATGAGATAGAGGAGGAGACCCCGAATCTAGAATGTTTAATGAAAGAAATAAATTCATCTGAGGAGGAAGAGTGTGAGTCTTGCACAATCTAAAGTAGACGGAATGACAGTATTTAACACAAATCAAGTGAACATAAAGAAGCAACCAATGTTTTTTGGTCAGCCTCTTGGTGTTCAAAGGTATGATTTTTTCAAATATCCTGTATTTGACAGACTAACCACACAACAATTAGGGTATTTTTGGAGACCAGAAGAGGTGTCTCTCCAAAAAGATCGTGGTGATTATCAATCACTAAGACCAGAACAAAAGCATATCTATACTTCTAACTTGAAGTATCAGATTATGTTAGACTCTGTACAAGGAAGAGCACCCGGAATGGCATTCATTCCATATTGTTCTTTACCAGAGTTAGAGTCATGTATGGAGGTATGGGGATTCATGGAGATGATTCATAGTCGTTCATACACATACGTTATAAAGAATGTTTATCCTGACGCATCAGAGGTATTTGATAAAATTATTAGTGATCCAAGAATATTAGAACGTGCTGCAAGTGTCACAGAGTCATACGATGACTTTATAAACTATGCTCAAGAGTGGGGCACAGGTAATATGTGGAAGGAGGGTCATCGTGAAAGCACCACAGCAGAGTGGGAAAGAAAAGAATTAAAGAGAAAACTTTATCGTGCAGTAGCTAATGTCAACATCTTGGAGGGTATTCGTTTTTACGTATCTTTTGCTTGCTCTTTTGCTTTCGGCGAACTCAAACTCATGGAAGGATCCGCAAAGATCATATCCCTCATTGCGAGAGATGAAAACCAACACCTTGTCCTTACCCAACACATTTTAAGGAACTGGAGAAAGGGTGATGATCCAGAAATGCAAGAGATCATGAAGGAGGAGGAAGAGTGGACTTATAAGATGTTTGATCGTGCAGTGAATGAGGAGAAGAGATGGGCTGACTATCTGTTCAAAGATGGATCAATGATTGGTTTGAACGATAAGTTACTACAACAATACGTTGAGTGGATTGCAAATAGAAGACTTAGATCTATCAATTTAAAACCACTATATGACATCTCAGCAAGAAACAATCCTCTACCATGGACAGATCATTGGATTACATCTAAGGGTCTACAAGTCGCACCACAGGAGACAGAAGTTGAATCTTATGTCGTTGGTGGAATAAAACAGGATGTAAAGAAAGATACATTTAGTGGGTTCAAACTCTAATATATAACCTACAATTCGTATTATTTTATGAACGGTAGATTGTCAAAGCCTTACATGAAGGCACGTCTTCTGAAGATAAAAGAAGGTATTCATTCTAAAACATGGTATCCTGAGTGGAATGACAAAGAAAGATGGGCAGCTCAACAGGCACTAAATAATGCGTTAGACATACTTGAGGAGTATGAACATTGATTATGAAAATCCCTGGCTATACGAAGGTGCAACTTTCACTTCTGACGATATTGGCGATTTCTTCGGTTACGTCTACCTCATTACAAATAATGAAAACGGTAGACAATACATCGGACGTAAATATTTTTGGCAGTTCAGAACTCCTAAAGGTAAAAAAAGAAAAGTAAAATCAGAATCTGATTGGAAAAAGTACTATGGGTCTTGTCCGGAACTTAAGGAAGAAATTAGACAATTTGGCAAACAAAATTTTAGTCGAACTATCTTATCGTTACATCATACAAAGGGCAAGACAAACTACGAAGAGACAAGACAACTCTTTAAAAACAAAGTCCTCACAGAGCAGCTTGACGACGGAACCCCAAAATACTACAATAGTAACATCTTATCAAGATACTTTAGAAAAGATTACTATGGAACAGACACCTGAAGCTGCACTCTATGATGCAAGAAAGTGGTCTATGAATCGAATAAAAAGAGCAAGACCAGTCGCTGATAAAAATGCGATATACAAAGAATTTGAGGAATGGATCGAAGTTGAACCTAGTGATGAAGACCTTGAAGTTTTGTACTTAGAAAACCTTTCAGAATATTATAAAGACGAAGGGGTTGACAAATAAATTTCCTTGTTGTATAATTAATTTGTTGGACGCAACATGGGAGTGACTGAATAAACTTACTGGCAACCGCTGGTTAAGGTGATGAGACACAGGTGGTGCTGCTGCTCGCAGGGGTAGAACCGATCAACCAATCGGGTCTCAGGCAAGGACGTATTTACTTACTGTAGTAATGCCCGTTCTTTGTTGGTACACAGGAATCCAACCTCCCTCTTTATTTTTGATAGATACATGATAAACACAACAAATAATATGAAAATCTTTTTAGACACTGCTGATACTGAATTAATTCGTAAGTATCATGGAACAGGATTAATTGATGGAGTTACCACAAATCCAACTCTTATCATGAAAAGTGGTAGAGATCCAGAGGAAGTATATCAAGAGATTCAAGATATTGGATTAAGAGATATAAGTATGGAAGTGATGGGTGATTCAAATGAAATGATTGAAGAAGGTATTCGACTTGCCACAAAGTTTCCAAACTCTGCAACGATCAAAGTTCCTTGCACACCTGACGGGTTACTTGCATGTGCAGAACTATCAATGAAGAACTTAATTCGAGTAAATGTAACTTTGATCTTTGACGTTGCACAAGCAATACTAGCGGCAAAAGCGGGTGCAGCATATGTTTCACCTTTTGTAGGTAGATTAGATGATAATTCAATTGCAGGTTTAGAACTTATTAAAGGTATTGATACGGTCTATAGAGTGCAAGCAATTCATAAAACAAGAATACTATCAGCATCAATCAGATATGTGAATAGTGTATCTCAATCCTTTGCAAATGGAGCCGATATTGTTACGATGCCTCCTGCAGTATTTGATAAAATGTATAATCATGTTCTTACAGATAAAGGGTTAGAGATATTCGAGAATGATTGGAAATCAACACAAACTGTATAGCTTGACACATTTTTGATCCCGTGCTATTCTAAATACCATTACATAAACGAAGGACTCGAAAGATCGTAACCCTGCGTAGAATGTAAAAATCTTGTCGAAAGATTTTCCATCCGCAGGTTTTTTATTGCTTGCGAGATACTTTTAAAAAAACATGACTAAACTAACAATCGCTGCAGTAGCAGCATCTCCATTCCTATTCGCTGGTGCAGCTTTTGCTGGTCCATACGTTAATTTGGAAGCAACTGGTTCATACCCTGATGGTGCATACACATCTGGTGGACTTGAAGCAGTAGTTGGATATGAGGGAGCAACAGAGTCAGGAATCGGTTGGTACATTTCTGGTGGTCCTACAGTAACTCATACAGAGTCTGCTGACGAGTTCGGTGATGTAGAATTCATCGGATACCTTGGTGGTTCTTATGATAAGTTCTACGGAGAAATCTCTGGTGTAACTGCAGAAGACGATGTTGACTGGTCTGCTAAAGCAGGTGTGAAGTTCACATTCTAAGGTTCAGTAACAACTTTACAAAGACCTCTACATAGTAGGGGTCTTTTTTTATATAATGAATTTACTCAAGCATCCGTTGTTTCAGATTAATATGATATTGATTTGTTCTCTTGTGTTTATAGAGTTAATGCATATCAACTATCACAGAACAGCACCACCTTGTCCTGCACAGCAAATAGAGATGGAAGATGATTGGTGATATATAGTTATGAAATAAAAACAATTCGTCATGAATCGTAAAGCAAAATCAATACTAAAGATAGCGGTGCCATTTGTCATCATCGGACAATTGGCTGCCGTTATTTCTATTTTAAGTGCTCACAAAGCATTCTCATGTAAAGCAGTAGGTAATTACTTCGTTTGTAAACAGATAAAACTACCATAATTAAAGTGGATAAATAGTAAAAAAAGTCTATAAGAATGAGCACTCTTCGTATAAGTAATATTGAGGCCAAGTCTGTTCCTGCAAGTGCAACGGTAGATGAGAAGGTAAAGATCACCAATTCATCTGGTGATACTCTTGTGTTTATTGACGGAAAGACATCAGGTATTACAACAGTCGGTATTAATACAACAGATTCAAATATAACTTTCGATGCTAATAGTAATATAGTAGTCACAGGTATAATTACAGCAACTAAATTTGTAGGGGAATTTGAACCAACAAGTGTTGGAATTGCAGATTCAATATTTCATACAGGAGATACTAACACATCGATTAATTTCTCTACTGATACAGTATCAATAGAAACTGCTGGTGATGAAAGACTTCGCATCACATCAGGTGGTAATGTAAA